AATTCACTTGGTGCGATTCCATTGTATAGAAATAACGATGGGCAACTAATCGGAGGGGATATTACTGCCGGAGCGGAAATGTTTTGCATTTACAATTCAACTGCAAATAATTTTCAAGTTATCGGTACTGCTCCGAACACATTACTTGCTTATGTTACCAATGACGATTCGGTAACGATAACAAAAGGTCAACCTGTTTATGCTTTTAGTGGCACAGGAGACAGATTAACGGTTAAGTTAGCATCCAATACCACAGATGCTACTTCTGCACAAACGGTAGGGCTTGTTTTATCCACGTCAATAGCAGCGAATCAAAAAGGATTAATTATTGTCAATGGTTTATTAGATGGGTTGAGTACGTTACCAACTTCTACTTTTTCAGACGGAGATGCAATCTATTTGGGTGCAACGGCAGGAACGATTACTAAGGTAAAGCCATCTGCTCCGAATCACTTAGTATATTTAGGATTTTGCACAACTGCAAGTGCAGGAAGTGCGGGTAGAATGTATGTGAGAGTACAAAATGGTTATGAGTTTGATGAACTTCACGATGTGAAAATCGCTACTCCATTAAACAATCAAGGGATATTCTATAATAACTCAAATACATTATGGGAGAACAAGGCGGTTATCTCTGCATTGTCAGGAACGAAAGCAGAATTCGATTCAGCGTGTTCAGATGGAAATTTTGTTTTTCAGAGTGATGCTCTCGGCACTCCTTCGTCAGGTACGTTAACAAATGCCACAGGATTACCTGAGGCGGGTTTAACGTTAAGCGATAACACCACAAACGATGTAAGCACAACTAAACACGGATTTGCTCCGAAAGCGCCTAACGATACTACTAAGTTTTTACGAGGCGATGCAACTTGGGCGGTGCCTAATAATAATGGAGGTTTGTCTATAATTGTTAAGAGTGCTAATCAAGATGTAACGAATAGTGTAACTTATGTTGACGATACCGATTTACAATTTTCAGTAGTGGCGGGTGGTCATTATATGATAGAAATTGATTTAGTGGCAAGTGCTAATAATTTAACTGGAGATTATAACGGAAGGTTTTTTGTTTCTTCGGGGACGATGAAAGGCAATGGAGTAATTACTTCTCTAAATTCATTAGGTGCTGCTGCTATAACTTTGCAAAATGCGAATAGTGTCGCTCAGACGTCAGCATTTACAATCGGCTCTACAATTGCTGACATAGACCAGTTAGTGAGTGGTAAAATAATATACTCATTTACCGCTTCAGCAAATGCAACTTTTAAATATCAATTTGCAAATACTGCGGCGGGTGCGGGAAGAACATCAAGAACGTGGAAAGGTTCAATACTTAAATATAAAAGATTAGATTAATATGGGATTAGAAATTAGCACAACAGATGCGAAAAAAATTCACATCAAAGGAACGGATATTGAGTTACCTTCTGTCTATGGTAGAGCGTCATTAATATGCTCACAGGATGGGTTAACAATATCAGTTAGCGTTAAAACTTATATGGATTATTATGCCTATAAAAATGCAAGTGAGTTAATTACTGACATTAATCAGTTATCATTTGATTTTGTGATTTTACCAACAGAAACGCAATCGATTCAAGTAGGATTAGAATATGCAAAAAATAGATTTATCGAATTAGGTTATAACTGTGAAATAAATTAAATATGGCAAAGACAATAGTAATAGATACAGAGGTAAAAGGTGTTGACCAGGCACTTCAGGATATTGATAAAATTGATAATGCCGTCGATGGGGTTAATCAAAAAAATATTTCACCTAAGTTTGATAGTGCTAAGACTGAAAAAAGTTTAGAGAACTTACAGAAAAAAGGTGAACAGATTGAGAAGGTAGGACAAGGTATAGCGGGAGGATTTGCATTAGCCACAGGTGTAGTAGGTTCGTTTGGCTCTGAGTTAGGATATAGTACAGAAGAGATAGAAAGCGCACAAGCTAAGGCTAGTTCATTTATTGGTATATTAGTTTCTATTAAACCAGTAGTAGAAGGTGTAGGAGCAGGATTTAAGTTATTAGGTTCTATCTTAAAAACTAATCCATTAATATTATTAGGCACAATTATAGGCGGTATTATTGTATCGTTCTTAGATATGGGAGCGATAGTAGATGGGATTAAAAAAGGGTTTAAGGTTTTTGGAGATGCTGTCTCTGCTACTTTTGATTTCATTGTCGATGCTGCTATGTTTGCTATCGATATGTACACTAAATTTTTGGATATTGTTACTTTTGGATTATTTGATATTAATGGTTCTTATAAATCTTATACAAAATCTGTTGAGAACGCAAGTGCAGCGGAAAAGAAAAGAGAGGAAAATGCAATAAAGGAAAGGGCTTTAATTGTTCAAAATATACTTGAATTAAAAAAGAAAATAAAGATATTAGATGCTGAAATAAAAATAACAGAGAAAGCTAAAGCAGCAATGATAGCTAGATATGACCAAGAGATAAGATTGGCACAAGCATCGGGTAAAGAAACTTATGAAATTGAGAAGCAAAAACTAGCAGACATTATTTCTTTTACTGAAAAAGAAATACAACAAAAATTAAAAAAATATTTAGCAACAAAAGCACTTCAACAAGAGGAAAGTAATTTCACAAAAAATTTGATGGGCAAAGATATGGCTTTTGTTTTGGATAATAATCAAGAAGAAATAAAAGCAAATAATGTAAAAGTGAGAGAACTTGCCGAGTTGAGAAAGCAAGTTAATGATGCTAAAGATAGCGATGCTGTACTAGATGCAGGTAGGAATAAAGAAAATTACGATAAATGGAAAGAGAATGAAGATAAGAAAACAGCGGCAACACTTGAAGCAAATAAAATAAGAACTGAAAAAGAAAACGAATACCTAGATACTATTGCAAAGTTACAAGAGGAAAACTTTGAAAGTACACTATCGGCAGAAGAGAGAGAAAAAAGAGTAGTTGAGGAAAAATACTTTGCCTTAGAAGAGGCGGCTAAAAATAACGCTGAACAATTAGCTATCGTTACTGAGGCAAAAGAAAGGGACTTAGCTACTATAAGTAAAAAATATAGAGATGAGGAAAATAGATTAATTAAAGAGGCAAATGATATACGTGTTCAAAAACAAAATGAATACTTAGATACTATTGCTGCTTTAGAAGAGCAGAATTTTGAAAACACTCTTACGGATGAGGAAAAAGAATTAAGAGCCATTGACGAAAAATACTTTGCACTAGAACAGGCTGCCAAAGATAACGCTGAGGAATTAAAAATAATAAACGAAGCAAAAGAAAAAGAAATAAATGATACTAATAAGAAGTATAGAGATGAGGATAAGGAGCATCAAAGAAAAGTTCAAGATGCTAAAGTTCAAATGATATCTGACACATTAGGCACTCTATCATCACTAACTGAATTATTTGGTAAAAAGGGTGAGGCTAGTGCTAAAAAAGCATTTCAGATAAACAAGGCTATAAGTATAGCGGATGCAATTATTAAGACGTATCAAGGTGCTAATGCTATTTTTGCTACTGCTTCTGCTAATCCTAAATCTGTTTTATTTCCTGCTCAACCATTTATAGCGGCGGGTTTAGCTATTGCAGGTGGTTTTGCAAACGTGGCTAAAATTGCAGCTACTCAATTCGGGGGCGGTGCTTCTGCTTCCGGTGGTGGTGGAGATAGTGGGTTCGGAAGTGGGCCATCATTACCAACCGTAGATACTTCTTCTACTCCATTTCAATTCCCAACAGTAGGTGAAAATAATCCACAATCTAACCAACAAACATTTGTATCGGTTACTGAAATAAATAACGTTAACAATCGAGTACAGGTGGCTGAGGCTAACGCAACCTTCGGCTAAATCGGTTTAGATTTCAAAATAAACGATTTAAAGTAAAAATACATATAAAGGTATGGATAAGGACACTTTGCCAACCTATGAACTTGTTTTGAATAAATCGGAACATGGCACTCAATTCATTTCTTTAGTTGACGATCCTGCAATTCAAGTTAACTGGTTTGCATTTCACAAGCATTTTAACCTTGCTGAAATAACTGAGCAAAAGAAAATAGCGGGGGCGTTCTTAATTCCTGAGCAAAAGATTTACCGGAAAGATGAAAATGGCGAATACTATATTAAGTTTTCAAAAGAAACCATTCAGGAAATAGCAGACAAGTTTAATAGTGAGCAAAGAGGTAGGTCGATTAATTTAATGCACCAAGACGGTAGCACTTTATCGGTTGCATTTGTTTCTGAAAATTGGGTTACTGCTTTAGAAAATGATAAGAGTAAAAACTTTGGATTCGATTTGCCTGAGGGTACTTGGTTCGGAGTTGTGAAAATAGAGGATGAGGATTTTTGGCAATCGGAAATAAAAACACAAAAGTTAAGAGGCTTCTCTATTGAGGGTTTCTTTGATATGAAAAAATTAAAAATGAATAATATGGAGTACGGAAAATTTAAACTTGAAAAAGAGGCCACTCTCGAAGATGGCTCAGTAATTTATACAACAGCATCCGATTTTGAAGTTGGCGCACCTGTATTTGTACTAGACGAAAACGGTCAACAGTTCGCTGCTAAAGATGGCGACTATGTACTAACTGGTGTTGGTGTAATTACTGTTAAAGATGGATTAATCACAGAAGCGGTTAAGGAAGAGGTTGTAGAAGTAGAGCCAACTCCTGAGGCAGAAGTAGAAGTAGAATCTACTAAGGTAGTAGAGCCAAACGCTCCTATTAAAGCAGAAGTTACTCCTATGGATCTAGAATCTATTAAGGCAATGTTACAACCAGTAGTAGACGAATTAAACGCTAGAGTTTCAGCATTAGAACAAAGATTTAATGAAATTGAGGCGGGAACTGGACAAGCTATTAACGAACTTAAAGAGGAAAAAGAAACTTTAAGAACTGAACTTTCAGCAATGAAGGATAGCATCCCTACTAATTCAATATCTAAACCTGAAAATAATAGAGTAAGATTATCTACTGAGCCTCCTGTAAAGTTGACTAGTGATGAGTTACTACAAAAGGTTATTGCATTGAGCAAAATAAACGAAAAAGCAATTTAATACATTTAATTCAAATACTAAAAAATTATGCCTACAATTACTGACAGTACGTCTACATGGGACGGGATACAAGCGCAAGAGTTTTACTCTGCAATTTTACTACAAGGAAATTCTAAATCAAAAGCTAGAAAACTTGTAAACGTTAAATCTAAAATGAACATTCCTTCTATGTCTGTGGCAAATTTGCTACAAGCAGGGGCGTGTGATTATAGTTCACAGGGTACAGTTACTATTACTGAGAAGTCAATCGAAACTTGTGATTTAATGGTTAATAAAACTATCTGTAAAAAAGATTTTTATAATATGTGGTTATCTGAGCAAATGGGCGCAGGTGACATGAAAGAAAAGATTCCTGCTACTTTTCAAGAGTATGTTTTATTCAAAATGAAAGAGTTTTTGAATTTAGAAATTGAAGAGGGTGTTTGGCAATGGGATACTGCAGCTTCACCAGTTGACTTATGCGATGGTTGGTTAAAAGGATTTTTAGCAGATGCTACTGTAATTGATGTAGTAGGAACTACTTTAAGTGCTTCTAATATTATCACTGAATTACAAAAAGTTTACGATGCTATCCCTAATACTATCATAGACGATGAGAGAACTAGAATTTTGATTTCTCCTGCTGCTGCACGTTTCTATCG